AACAGTAATCACAAAGACTTAGATTGAACAAATCAAAGAAAACTTGTAATTACTAAATCACATTAAGAAGATTACCCAGATCAGAAATATGGATAACTCACTTGTTGTCGTCCGAGCCACCAAGGCTGCTTTCGTACCCGTTCGACCCAAATTGGAAGATGAGGTCAACTACCCTAGTGAGTTCTTTGTGGACGGAAAAATCCCTGCATTCTTGCACTACTATGCTGACAAAACTCAGGCTGAACTTCTGGGGATGATCTTTGGAGAATTGTCTGAGTCTAGACTGCCTAGCGAATTGGTTACATCATACCTGTACAACGTGATCAAAGACTGGGTAGAGAAGCTGGACGCAGCATGGGAATCCTACGGGACAACCATCGGGGATCTCAATGAGGTCATTAACGCTTTCTCCCTGATGTCCTATCAAGTTGCAGCTCAGCCACTTCCTGATTACAAGGTGGGAGCAGTTCCTGCTGACATAGACCCTGTCGCTATGGTGATCTTTCTCTTGGCTCCTTACAGAATTGTGGGGATTCAAAACGAAGAGTATCAGACACGAGTCATGCAGACAATCCAGAATCAGCTGGACAGCCTGGGAGCAAAGAAGTTGTCTGTGAGACAGCTGAAAAACATCACTACTCTGACAAAGAGTCCAAATTACCTGAAGGTGGTCGCTGCAGTGGATATGTTCTACTTCCACTTCAAGAACAACAATGAAAAAGCTGTAGTCCGAGTGTCCACTCTGGGGTCTCGACACAGAGATTGTGCTGCACTGGCAACACTGAATCACATTGTGCAGTTCACTGGATTGACCTTGCTCGAAGTTCTGGATTGGGTCTTTACAGATCAGGTAGCCATGGAAATTGCGAGGATGATGCACCCAAACCAGGAAATTGACCAGGCTGATTCCTACATGCCATACCTCAAAGACTTCGGCCTGTGCAGGAAATCTCCTTACTCATCATCTGCGAATCCAGGAACCCACTGCTGGGCACAGATGACTTGTGCTCTGCTGGGCTCTAAGCGGTCACAGAATGCGATAGCTAACACAGAGGAAAATCTTGTCAACTTGACCAGGAATGCTGAGATCATGGCCTGTGTCCTGGGAACGGGAGCGACACTTGTCAAGGCTATTGAGATCAATGGTGTGACAGGATCTGAAGATGATGACGATGCCACTGAGGAAGACGGGACTGCAGAGCCAACATCCATGGAAGCACTGGACTGGCTAGACTATGTCAAGGCCAACAATTGCCAGCTGACTCCGAAGATGGAAGCAAGAGTCCACATGATGAGTCAGAGGATCCAGCATGCCCGTAAAGACACAGTGGGTGCTTACCTGAAAGCCAGAGTGTCTGCTGATCATTAAAACAGCTGTCAGCAATGAGGCCTTAAAGGAGAAAAAATGGATAAAATTACAGAAATAACATCAAGAGAGTTTGTGATAATGAAGCTATATCGTCAGAGGAAGTCTGATTTATTATGAAAAAAACTTTAACAGAATTCAACCGAATTTTGGAGATTACACTTAACTGAACTTAACAAATAGATATAAAGAAAGGATAACAATGCTGTCATCAAATGCACAAGCAAAGTGGAGCGGGGTCAAACAGGAAATAGCAACTTTGGCCAGAGGAATCAGTGGAGCAGGCAGATCTGAAGAGAACAGTTTGGGAATTGAACCAGAGAAGGGTGACTTCAAGCCAGTGACAACGTCTGCCCTCAGTGAGTTCGAGGTGTACACTCTAACTGCTGATGAAATGCTCAAAGAGTACGGTGGAGACGAAGAGGAAGAAGAGGAAGGGGATCAATATTATGCAATTTTACCGTCTGATCCCGGATTTCAGGATGAGTCAAACCCTTCTGATCCGTCTTTGGAGAGCTGGACGGGACAAGCCAGAGACGAAGAGATGGAGGTGGACAATGATTGGAACGTCCACAAAGGACATCTGATGGGAGAACGCACAGAAAGAGAAAAGACCATGATCTACAGAGAAATGACTGCTATGCTAGGGCTGTTCGGAGGCTTTTTGACTGTTCCAAAAGATGGTGATCACTACTTGGTTGCGATGCCATCATCCAATAGAATGGACAGATTGGGTGATGAGGCTCTCAGGAATAAGCAGATCGAACAGGCACAAACCGAAAGAGAACAGAGAAAGAATCATGCAGCTGACAAGTCACCTCAAATTCCCACTTTCTCCGTAGAGCGACCTAAACCAGCTCCTGTTGCTGTGCCAAGACCTCCTGGACTAGTGAAACCAACAAAACCAACTGAGCAAAAACCAAAAAAGGTGGTGGAGAAATGCAACTATGTGTCTTTGGAGGGGACCATTGGAAGAAAGGTATGGGACAGCGGAGTGAATGGAGCCGACGTCAATGGAAAAGTGGCCAACTTTTCACCTCTCAAGATGGGGTGGAACATAAAGGACTGGGACACTAGAGTGTCTGAATTGGGAGAAGTGACCACACCACAACAGTTGTTCCTCCTGATGGTGCAAAAGTCTCAGAAGAGAAACATATACAAAAGGAAGTATGTCAGCTTCAGCATTGTGGAATAACAAGACAAGTGATGCAGATAATCACACGGTAAGTCCATAAAATTGTCAAAGAAGATGCTATTGATCAAAAATGTGAGGATGAATGATGTGTGTACGAAAAAAACCAGTTAACAGAGATCAACAGAGACTTGATTGACGAACGCACAAACAAAGAAGCAACAGGATTACTCCATTAACTAAAGATTAAACAGTAATTACTCAAACAAACAATGGCACTCAGCTTGTTCAAGAAAAAGGATAAGAACACTAAAATGTCCAAAGGTGCTATGGTTGTAGCTGTGCCGACAGCTCCTCCAGCTTATCCTGATGCGCCAGGGCCGTTCGATGCTTGGAATCACACCGAGATAGAAGAGATTAGCACGGTGTCATACCTGATTGACACATGTATGTCAGTGACAACTAAGCGCCCGATCCAGAGTGTTATGGAAGCGTACAAAATCGCGCAGGGAATCTTAGACCACTACAGTGGGCCTCATCTAACTCGCCCTTTCTTCATTTCACTGTTCCTGGGAGGAATACATGGAATGCAGGCTAGCGCAAGAGGCACACACAGTGTCAGGTACGAAAGAGAATTCCATGGACCTCTAATGTTCTTGTACCATCTGAGCAATCCATTGGACTGGACCCCAAGACCGGTCTCAATGCACTACACATCTAGTCTGGATGGACATCCCGTTGAGGTGGTATTTGAGGCAAAGCTGACGGCAACACGCCAGACAGGGCCAAATGTGTGGACTTACTTCGAAGGAATCAAAGGACTGGATCGCCCAAACAACGAGAAAGTTCTGAATCACTTCTTGGTTAAGACCATGCAGATGGGGAAGAACCTGGTCTTCAACTTGGATGCTTAAAGAGCTAGTAAATGCTGATTAAGTGGTTATTTTCTTAATTGTGAGGAGAGGATATGAAAAAAACTGCAACAGGATTCAGAATTAAATCATTCAGCGACGTCGAGATTGAAGATTTAGACATGGATCTGTTATTGAAAATACTGCTGATTATTATAATCATCAAAGAAGCACGAACTAGGATAGCTTTTGTTCCATTAGATTTGGGAACATGGAGAGCCACAAGTGTGGACCAACTGGACTGTCCGATGCAAGGAGATTTAGTCAACCAAGGTACTGATGCAATTGAGGTCCGGTATCAAACTGCTGCATGGGGTTTGAAAAACAGTGTAGCTGGGAAACTATGTGTCACTGCAAAGTGGTCCATCACATGTGACTACCGTTGGTATGGGTCGAAATACATCTCGACTCAAATTGAATATCTCCCCACCACACCTGAAATGTGCAAAGAAGCTAAGAGACAATTAGATCGAGGCGAGCTGCTTAGTCCACATTTCTCCTCAGAAAATTGCGGCTGGAATAATGTCCTGACAGAATCAGAAACCTACACAACCATTGTGTCTCACCCTGTGAAACTGGATGCTTACTCCCTGACTTTGATTGACAACATATTTGAAGGAGGGAAATGCCATGAAGAAGAATGTCCGTCTCTCCTTCACCAAGGTTTTTGGATCGCAGATAAAAATTCCCTAGGTCTTTGTAAACAACTTGACTCACACATTGGAAGACTTTTCAAAACAGGCCTGAGGAACTCCATGGGGACAGTAGTCAGACAACAATGGGACATTAATTCTATATTTCAGCCAGAGATAGGGCGTGAAAAGAATTTCAATGGAGCCTGTACAATGGAGTTTTGTGGCCATCAAGGATTAAGATTTGCAGATCGGGAATGGTTCAAGATCCCTGAACAGGCAAACCAAAGCCTTAAAAAGGTCTTCAAAGATTTACCATCTTGCGGCACAGACAATTTGGTTCATAGTCATGACATCAACACAGATGTCAAAGAGATAACAGAGCATGTCCACGAAGTTGCACTCCATGCTATCTGCCTTCAAGAAGTCAGAAGGGCCAAAGACAGCAACACAGTGTCAGATTGGTTATTGAGTATGATGACACCATTCAGTGAAGGTGCGGGACCAGTGTACAGAATCCATAATGGGAAATTGGAATCAACAGTAGGGTTTTACAGGAAGGTGCTGATAGAGGGTGGGGGAACTACGGAGCAGCTGGGGATTGGATTTGACAAAAAACCGATCAAATGGGATCAATTTGTTGTCAAGACAAATGACACCAGAGTTCAATCTATGTACAATGGGAACACCGTAGTCGATGGAGAAATTCATTGGGCAAAAAATGTCCTAGGTTCTCATATTTTGGACGAAATTGCGGCCCTAGAATTCGACATTCCACTGATTCAACACCCTCACTTAGATGGAATCCTAATCAATGAAACACATGTTATCAGCTCCCATCATCCAAACGGACAAGGGGTGAACTTTGTAGAGAGCGTCACACATTGGGCGGGAGGGATATGGGAATCAGTTGGATCCAGTGCTATTATCATTGCTGTCATATTAGTGGTAGGATTCGTATTGGTCAAGTTCTGCATGAGGTTCTCTATGCCTGTCCGACGAGAAAGGAGAGAAGAAGGCATGATGATGTTACAAAGAGCCTGAAGATAAAAATAAAAATACCTGCATCCGATAAGAAACCAATCGAAATTGCAACTTTAATAATGGATAGCTGCTTATGAAAAAAACAGCTAACAGGCATCATGTCTTACGACGATACCTGGGAAGATCCCCATTGGGGAGATTCCACGGATGATGCCGACATACCTGAATGGTTGTCTGATGATATAGTGAGGGGAAATCCATTGAATCAAAAAGATTACAGTCTTAACTCCCCCCTTATCTCAGACGCTACTATAGCATTAATGAACTACTTAAATGATGGATTGACTGAAAAACGCTTTGAGCGATCCAATGCCAATTTTGCATTGATACAAAAGACTCTAAAAACCCAAAGATGGAAACATCCTGAAGTACACAATCATAAATGGATGGGATTGTGGATCAACAAGGAAGAAACATGTAAAGCTTTTGCGAACCTGATTGATCAGACCAACGCAGATGTCCTAGAGACTGAGGGGATACTGCAAGCATTTCTGAAAGGATGGATCGACCAAACAACCAGTGCGCCAACTAAGACAGGGTGGACAGCCAGACAAAGAAGTTATGGAGCCAAATTCTTCTTGCTTCATCGAATGATCCTATTGATGAATGCACAATCAGAAGAAGAAAGAGATCTCTTACAAAAATCATTGCATTTGACAAGGGCAATAGAAAAGGAGCTGATTTACAGAGGAGAATCAACAACCTTAGGCAAGTACACATTGACCAGCGATTTCTTGCTGTTGCAAGATCAAGAGATCATTCTAGACAGAACATTCGTCCTCATGCTCAAAGACACCCTGGTGGGGCGAATGCAAACACTTGCTTGCTTCATGAATCGAGAGGACAAAAAATACGAAGATGGAATCATCGAGAAAATGGAAAAGCTCTACTGGATTGGAGACAAGATGTTAGCAGACATTGGGGATGATGCATATGCTGGGATAAAACTTTTGGAACCTATTTGCAATCTCAGACTAGCAGAGATGGCCAGAACATTCCGTCCGTTGGTGCCAGAATTTCCACACTTCCGACAGCATGTTGAAACCGCTGTACAAGAAGAGTCCCAAGAAAATTTTCATCTTAGTGACTTTTATGACTTTGTCAACGCTGAGCAAAATGTAGAGACATTACTGGCATTCTTTGGCTCTTTCCGACATTGGGGACACCCTTACATCGATTACTTTGAAGGCTTGAAGAAGCTAAACAAACAAGTGACGTTACCAAAAGAGATAGATGAAACCTATGCGGAAGCATTAGCTAGTGATTTAGCTTACATGATCTTGAGGAAGCACTTCAACACCAAGAGAATATGGGCGGTAGCAAAAGAAAGAGTAGCAAATGATCACCCCCTTAAAGATCACATCAAGAATGCGACTTGGCCGACTCCAAAACAAATCGATGACTTTGGAGACAACTGGCACAAATTGCCTCTAACAAAGATTTTTGAAATCCCAGACTTGATAGATC